CTGCCGCGCTGGCACTTCGGGCAGGTGTACTCGTCCGGCTCGGCCTCGGGTTCGGACTTGAGCGGTTCGGGGATCGGCAGGTAGCAGCCGGTGACGTGATCGCCGGGTTTGACGGCGGCCAGCGGCTTGCTGTCACACGTCGCGGACTCGGTCACGGGATCAGTGACGCGGCGGCCGGTCCCCGGCCTCGTGCTCGGCGCGGGGCGGCCACGACCAGTTGCCCGGCTCGTCACCCTCGGACCGCGAGGTGGCCCAGTAATGGTCGTTGCCGTCGAGATGCACCTTCAGGTTGACCGTGGTCCCGAGGAAGGTGCGGACCACGACCGCCGGGTACTCGTCGCCCTCGGTGACCGCGTTGCCGAAGTGGCCGATATGCCCGGACCTGCCCGGGTTACCTGCCTCGACCGGCGCGGCGGCGTGCCGGCGGCCGAACTCGCCGAAGTCGGCGCGGCGCCGGTTGATCTGCTCGGCGTCGCCAGCGGCGATCTTGTACAGGACGGTGCTGCCAATGGTCGGCTTCATGGCTTGCGGCTTCCTTCGGTTGCGGCGTGGTGGTGGTGTGATGCGGGTCGTGCTAGTACGGCTCGGCGTACGGGTCGGCCGCGTTCCCGGTGTCGAGCCCGCTGGCCGGGCCGATCACGCACCGGCTGGCCATCGGCGGGGCGTCGGCGGCCACCGACGCGGAACGGACCGGGGGCGCGTCCGGGTTGGTTCCCGTGGTGGTCTGCGGGTCGCTGGCGGGCCGGAACGCGGACGTCACCCGCCCCGCCGGGTCACCGCTCACTACGGCTGCTCTTTCGGCTTCACGGCCTGCGGCGGGGTGCCGTGCAGCGGCGGGGGGCCGGACGGGGTGGACACGGCGTCGCGCCCGTTCTCCCACCTTGCCGGGCCCTGTACCGCGTGCGTCGGCGTGCGGGCCTTCGACGCGGCCAGCGACGCGGGCTTGGTCGTGTCCGGTGCGCCCGGCACGTTGCGCTGCGGGTCCTGCGGGGTGACGGCCATTACTTCCCCTTCTTCGCTGCTGTCTTGCGGCCCTTCGCGAGAAACCCCTGAGCGAACGCCGCCTGCTTCTTCGCCTTCGGCCCGAGCTTCCCCGATGCGGCGGCGGCCATCTTCGCCGGCGGGATCTTCTGCCCCGCCGGCGTCCCGGTCGACTGGTGCAGGCCGCCCGGCTGAAACGAAACCGGCTCCTTCCCGGGGCTCTTGATCGTCTTCTTCGCGGGCTTACCGGACTTGCTGGGCGCCATCGCGTCCTCCTAGTTGGCTTCGTCCTGCGAGCCGTACATGTCGCTGACGTTCGCGAGTGCCTCGGCCTGAGACGCGACATCCGTCGACCCGATCGCGCCGGGAATCTCTGCCAGGTCGTCCGCGACGGACTCCCCCGGGCCGCCGCCGATCATGATCTTCGCGCGGGACAGCAGGTCAATGTTGATCTCCTGGTAGATCCGGGTGACTTCCATCGCCACGTCTTCCGGTGTCCAGTCCGGGTGCACCATCGCGACAGCGGTCTCGATGCTGGCCGACTCAGCACCGCGCAGTGCCGCAACGGTCTGCGCGAGCTCCATCTGATCCGGCAGCACGGCGTCGGGGAACTCGACATCGGGGCGCACCGGCTCGACCGTGCTGGCGAACACGACCCGGTCTACGGCCATCAGCCCGTAGATGACATCGGCCAGTGCGGGGCGCCAGTAGTTGATTTTCTTCCCGCGCGTCGTCAGGGACTTGCGTTCCCGTGCGACCACTTCCGTCGCGGTCTGCGCGATGTCGCCCTGCAGGCCGAGGGTCTGACCGGAGTAGCCGGCGCGGCCGATGATCTCCTCGATCAGCGCGTCGCAGGTGTTCTTGTGCTCCTGCCACCGGATGTTGAACTGCTGCGGGAGGATCTGCTGGCGGATGTCGCCCTCGCCCGTGACGAGGCCGCCGATGGGGACCATGACCTCGCGCTCGAGGTCGAGGATCGCGCCCTGCCCGCGGCCGAGAGACTGGAGCATCGACTGGGGGACGATCAGGCGGGCCTTGCCCAGGCGGATGTCCCGCATCCACGAACTCATCGTCTCGTCGAGGGCGTCCATGAGATCCTCGACGCCGGAGAAATCAGACCGGCCGAGCGGCTGGGCTTGCGGGCCGAGTTCCCGCCAGATGCGGTTGGGCCTCATATTCGGCACGTAGGTGACCGTGGAAGCGTCGCCGAAGTCGGGGAGCACGATGGCGTTGCCGTGGGTCAGGACCCGGGCGAACGGCTCGGTTTCCTCGAAGTCGGTGAGCGCCATCGGGCGCCCCAGTTCTTTCTGGTTGCCGTGGTAGACGCCGTGGAGGATCGCGCCCTGCCCGATGATGTGCTTTTCGAGGTGGCGGACGACGTCTTTGCCCTCGTCTTTTATGACGCTCCAGAAGGTGACGGCCACCAGTCTGCCGTACCTGAATTCCGGGACCGCGCAGTCGGCCGGGACCTGGTCTATCCACGGCTTCGGGGCTATGTCGGTGTCCCATGCGACGCGGAGGTAGGTGCCGCCGAGTGCCGCGGCCTGGTCGGCGGATTCCATCAGCGTTGAGTGGGTGCCGTCGTCGATGAGGCCGGACAGGTATTCCTGGGTTTCGGTGCTCGCGGCGGACTTCAGTGACGGGGGCTGGCCGAAGAGGAGGCTCGATGAGGTGCCCGCGAGGTCCCCGGCGAGGGGAACGTGGTAATTGGTGCGCCGTTCCCCTTCTGGGGTGATATTTCCCCAGAACCAGCGCCTCACCGTACCGAAGAGGCCGGCGCGGTTACGGCCGAGCCCGGACGGCATCCCCGCCTCGCCCGTGGTCGCCGACCACGCACGCGCAACCGGGGAGTTCCCGCCGTTGTCACGGCTGTAGACGCGGACGAGGGCGTCCGGGTCGCCGCCCCACCACGCCGCCCACTCCCGCTGCTTGTGATGCACCGGGGAGAACCGCAGCGGCGGCCACGCTTGATCCCCGCCGGCCGGGAGCTGATTCGACAACCGGTCATCGACCGTATCGGTACCAGCGCCCATGAACGGGAGGTCAAGGCCGGTGAACGCCATCGGGCCGCCTCACCTCGCGCTCGGGCTCAGACAGCCTGCGGCCATGCGTCGGCGCCCGGGCTGGTCAGCGGGATCGTCGACTGCCACACCGATTTAGTTGTGAATGCGACATAGCGGGCGGCGTCGCAAGAGTGGTCGTCGACCTTTACCGGCTTGTCCTCGCCGAGCAGTGCGGCGCGATCATCCCAGGCATACCCCCCGATTTCGTTAATCAGGCCGACACATGACCGGTGGACCATGAGATGCCCGAGCGCGAGCAGCGACGACACAACCCGGATGCCATCGAGCACCGCGTTGTTGGCAAGTACCGGGTTCATGCCGTCCGCCGCGAGCTGCGTGCGGAAACCGGCGGCGGCCGGGTCGACGATCACGTACTGCGGGCGCACGCCGCGTATCTGCGTCGCGGGGATCGGCACCTGGGCGAGCCAGTCACGGACCTTGCGGGAGTACTCGACGTCGGTGAGCTGCCGGTGCGCCTGCCGGGAGTCGTAACGCCACTCCGACGCCAGGTACAGCTTCCGGTTCACGCCGAGCCCGAGGAGGAGCGCGGCGAACGGGTTTGTTACGCCATGATCTATGCCTATGCCGACCCATTGCGTGATCGGCGGCATGATGTCGACGACGTGCCGGTCGGCGTCCCACATGTCGTACACGGCGCCCTCGGCACTGCACCACTCCCCGAGGACGTTGCGGCGGTGCCAGATGCCGACGTTCTCGGCTTTGATCGCGGCGACGTACTCGGGGGTGAGTGACGGGTTGTCGTCGAGGGTGAAGTGCCAGTGGCGGAGGTTCATCTCGTTTTCGCGGAGAATGAAGTCTTTGCGTAGCCAGTGGGCTTGATTGTCCGGGTTTGTCGTGGCCAGGAGCCTGGCACCCGGCACGGAGAGCCGCGCGAGGAGTTGCGTCCAGAAGCCCTGCGGCATCAGTGTGGCCTCGTCGGCGTACGCCAGGCAGGCGGTCAGGCCGCGCAATCTGCCTTCCGCGCGCACATCGCTGGCGCCGATCAGGTGAACGGTCCGGCCCAGGATCACCGCGGTCGACGAGCCGCGCGTGTGGTGTACGTGCGCGGCGAGCGGCCCGAACAGGGACGCGTCCTGCAACGGCTCGATCAGGTTCCGCTCGATCGTCTGCAAGGTTCTCCCGGCAACCACGACCAGGCCTGGCATGTCGTTGTCGACTACCTCGGCGACCGCCATCAGGAAAGCGATCAGCGACGAGATCGTCTTCCCCGACCGGACAGCCCCGGCCCAGATCGAGATCCGGGCGTCATGTGCTTCCACGATCGAGCGGGCCTGCTTGCGTGACAGTGGCAGCGCGTCGAGGTTCACGCGCGCCGCCTCTCACCCTTCCGGCGCGGGTGGAACGGCCATCGCATCGGACAGGCCCGCGAACAGGTTCCCGAGCAGCGACCGGGCGTTCTTCGACCCGTCAGTGTCGTCGGAGTCGAATTCTTCAAGCCGGATGCTCTTGTCCACCGCGATGCCCAGCGCCGTGTAACCGGACCGGATTTCCGTCAGCGGGTTCTCGTCGAGCGTCACGACCTCGGCACCCTGCGGAGTGCTCACCACGACCTGGTGAGAGCCCCAGATGCGTTTCCGGAGCCGCTGCGCGTCGTGCAGCAGGTCGACCTTCAGCTCGGCCCGCAGCGCCTTGCAGTCGGCCTCTCGCGCCTGCGTGGCTTCTTTTGTCTGCGACCGGTCGAACGCCCCGGTGATCCCTTCGGCTTTCGCCACGCCGGTCACGGTGCTCGGGCTGACTCCGTGGTCGCGGGCGATCTGGTTGCGGGACTTGCTGCCGGCCTTGATGTCGGCGAGGATCGCTGCGCGCTTGGTGTCGTCGAGCGGCTTGGGCATTGCGGTGTCCTCGTCGTGCACGGCAGCCGCCAGGACTGGCCGGGATGAGGGCGCGCCTGGCGCCCCGGATCTTGCGAGTGGCTTACCGGACGGTGAGGTTTGGTGACTTTCCCCAGTTCAGCGCTCCGCACCCCGAGAACGCGACTATCCGCCCGTAACGCCGTCAACGTGGTCATATCAGGCGGCGCGTGCTCCGGTTCGCGTTCGCCGCGGGTCGAAGTGGGCCTTGGTGATCGCGTTCTTCCGGACCTTGCGCTCGGCCTCGCGGAGGGCGGTCGCGCTGTGCATCGGGTACCCGCGCCCGTCGAGCCCCTGCGGTTCGAGGTAGCGGAGCCTGCGCCACGCCCGGATCGTGACGGGCTGGACGCCCATCAGGAGCGCGGCTTCGGCCGTGGTCAGCAGGCCGGACGGGTCCGAGGGCGTCATGGTCACCTGCCCCTGAACGCAAAATGTCCCCGGGCGCCAGTGACGCCGGGGACAGTTCTCTCCGTTACGGGGGATGATATTGGTTACCTCCGGGATTATCAAGTAACGCCGCGCGGGCGCGTCCCTGATGCCGGCAGGTGCAGCTTGCCCACGAGCACGCGGACGGGTCGCCGCCACACAATCCCAGCTCGCACCGCCTGCAGGTGAGGATCCCTGACCCGCCCACCCACGCCGCGTACTGCCTCGTCCACTCCCGGTACTCGGCCGGGTTCATCTCGTCCCTGCATTCGACGCAGCGGACGTACGGCGGGGGCGGCTGCTCGGGGTCAGGCGGGGGCTGCTCGAGGACAGCGAGCGCGGACATGGCCTCGCAGGACCGGCACGGGATGCCGTCGAGGAGCTTCACGGGGGCGGGGGTCTCGCCGAGGAGGCGGACCGCGGCCCGGTGGAGGCCGAGGAGGTCATGGCCGGCGGCGGTGCCGTCGAGGTCGGTGATGGCTCTTACCCATCCGTCGCCGATGTGGAGGATCTCGAGGTCGGCGATCTCGGCCTCGAGGTCGGGGGGCATTCCCGATCCTGCCCGCCATGTCCAGGTGCGGTACATCGGCCCGGGGGCGAGGGCGAGCATCGGAACGGTGTGGAGCGTCAGCACCTTGCAGTCCGCGGTGACCGCTTCGGGGCTGCCGTACGGGTGGCCGGGGCGGGCCAGGTTCAGGCCCGGTACTGCCCGGACCCGGCCGGCCCATCCGCCGATCACCGGGTACATGAGGCGGATGAGGGCGTCGATGTCGCCGTTCAGGAGCACCCGGGAGCCGGGAGGGACACGGACGGGGCTGCCTCGCCTCGCCGGGGTGCCGATCTGGGCGGCGAGCCGCTCGTAGGCTTTCGGGAGCGCTTCGGCGCTGGCCGTGATCAGTGCCTGGTCGGTGCCGCAGAACGCTTGGTAAGTGTGCGCAGGATGCCAGTTGCCCTCGGTATCGCGGGTGCTCGCGCTGCACCAGCTCCCCCGGGCGCATTCGCGCTGCTCGCCGGTATCCGTCGGTGCTTCGAATCTCTGCCGGGGCGCCATGCCTCATGATCACCCGTCACGGGCAGTCACGCAAACACCGAAGGGGACCACGCCCCGTGACGTTGATCCCCTTCGGCTGATCCGGCTGGTGTTCCTGCTAGCTTCTCGCTCGTAGGGCCGCCTCGATCTCCGCGAGGCGCTCTCCCCGGCTGGCCCGGAAGTCGGGCGGCGAACCGGACCAGTGCGTTTCCAGGTTGCCCTTGATGCGGTCGGCTTCTCCCTTGAGGTACTCGATTGAGGAGTTCCGGTCTGTCACGTGCATCGGGTCGGGGCTTGTATCGGTGTTCATGCTGGTTTCCCTTCGGGGTTGGGGTGGTGACTATGCCGACTCGCGGCGGCGCGCCTGCCGGCCATCGGCAATGGCGGCTTCATCCGGCGGCAGGTAGGCGTGCTTGTAGTGCGGGGATGGGGTCGGGCACCGAGGCCGCGCACTGGCTACTGCACCCGGCCCTGCGCTAGCAGCGCTGCCCTGATCTCCTTCGCCCGGTCCTGCCCGACCTTCATGTCGCGGCGGATCTGGCGGAGCGAGGGGAGTTCCCCGGCCGCGAGCACGGTGGCGTACCGCTTCTCCGGGGATGCGCTCGGGGTGCTCTTGGGGGCGCGGCTCGCGGTGCGCTCGGCGGTCGCCCGGAGCGCTCTCGGCGGTGCGCTCCGGGATGCTCTTGCGGGTGCGCTCCCGCCGGGTGCGCCCCGAAGAGCGGCCTGCGGCGCACCCGGAAGAACACCTTGGGAATCACCATCGGGTGCGCTTTCGGCCGCCTCGGGTGCTCCCGGTTCAGCCGCCGCGACTGCGCGCACGTCGCGCACGAGGAGCATGACCAGTTCCACCGACGCGATGAAAGCGGCCGCCGGCCACGCCGACAGGACAGCGCCGATGGTCACGTTCGCGACAGGGCTGATCCATGCCGGGGGCAGCGCGACGACGGCGTTCGCGGCGAGCGTCGCCACGATCCCGGTCCACAGCATGACGCGGGCGAGTTTCGGCGCGGCCAGCTTGTGGCGGGCGGCGAACAGCAGGACGAGCGACGCCTCGGCGATCACGCCGTCGATCGACAGCGGCAGCAGGTGCGACTGAACCGAGTCCTCGCGGTGCCCTGTCGCCAGCCCGTGGATGTGGGAGTAGGACACGATCGCGGCGAACAGGATGACCGCCGCTGCGGCGCCCGTCATCGCCCAGGTGATCACCGTGTCGCCGTCCGGGGCGCGCAGCAGTGACACGACGGCGAGCAGGAGCGAGCGCCAGTTGCGCCGCTCTGGTGGCGCTGCTTCTACCGCGCTCTCCGAGTCCGGCAGCAGCGTCAGCGGCGCGTCCGGGCGCAGCGCGACCGGGTAGCTCTCGGCGCACGTCAGCATCGGGAATGCCCTGTCGACTTCGAGTGCGGTTGTCAT